TAGCACGAGCAAATGGAGTCACTTCGCCAATCTTACCTTTTGGAAACAAATAGTATGCTTGTAATAAGGTATTGTAGCACGAATGTATTTTATTATATCGTAAAGTATATTCATCACACAAGTTCATTCCCCATTTGATTAACCAGTAGGCATTATCAATGGTCTTCCCTGCCCATTGGGTGCAAGGGTGATTACGGAAGGCACCCTTCTCTGTCTTGTAGGGAGTTCCATCCATCTTGGGAAGAGTTCCATAGTTGTGCCCCCACTTCTCTGATGCCACGATAGAGAGCATTTGACAGCACTCTAGTGGCATTTTAACTATGTGTTTATCTGGAAGACAAGTGGCACTCTCGGCAGGAAATTGAGATGTAACGAAGATATTCATTCAGAAACAGAATTTTTTGAGGTAATGTAAAACTTTTTCTGGTTTATCTTCCAAGTAATATGCTTCAGTTTCGTATGAGGATGATGAATTAGAAGCTTTTAGGGATCTTGCTACATTATCTTCTTTATTTTTATCCAAATGTGTTACAATGTTTAATTTGGATCCTTTACAGTATTGTGCAACATGAGTTGCTTCATGATACACTGTCTCATTTACATAATAACTTACTGGACTAATATTATTTTTAATATTATTCGTACAAATTACGAAATCTTTAGATTTTATAAATCCAATGATTTCTCTATTACGACAAATAGGAGCATTTTCTTTGATATTATAATTTGCTAACATCACAGAATTAATGATCTCCTTACCGAGAGGAGTTAGATAAAGAAGAAATTCCATTATTCGAAAGTAGAGTCTGGTTCAAGAGCAATCCAATAACAAAGATTATACTTTATATTCGTGAATTGTGAAAGAAATTTAGAAGAAACCACCACATCATAAGAACCAGAAATAATCTTACTGATGTTCTCAACTTTGAAGTTGAAGGTAAATTGATCATCAGTTTCTCCAACTACAATCGAATATTCATTTGAAGTATCGTTTTTCTTATCACGAACAACCAAGCGAATAACTCCGGCATCACCAATTGCAGCAATATCAGGTAATTGATATACTGCTGCAGCCTTTACTAATTTTTCCAAAGAACCAGATTCTAATTGAAAACAAACATCTTCTGATGGGAGTTTAATTTCTTTTTCTGGAGGAGAAACAATTACATTTGGATCAGCATAAAAATACTTTACTCTTCTTTTTCCTTCACGAATAGTGATATAAGAATTTTCAGTAAAATCAAGATCCGGATCCTGATGAAGACCCAATCCATTTAGGAATTGATTTAGATCATAAATTGCAAATTCACAAGGAAAAACTTCACTTATAGTTGCTTCGGCAAGAATGTTCTTGGCGATTGAAATTGTGCGAAGTTTATTACCCTTCTTTACAAGAATTGATTGATTAATTCCAGCAAAGTTCTTAAGGACAGTCAGGGTTTCGTTAGAAAGTTTCATAGTTTGATTTTTGAGTTTCATTATTAAATCCGGCAAAATGATATAGAAGAATACCGTAGTGTATAATCTTCAAGGCATCAAGTTTTGACATTCCATCCTTCTTACCAAAACGAGAAGAATACTTAATGAGATTATCACGACAGAAAGGAACTCCATCATCAATCGCATCAATCATATCCAGAACTTGAACCTTTGACTTATCAGAGGCATAGTGACCATTATATGTTCCTTTAATATAGTCTTCTACTACTTTGAGTGTCTTTCCTTCACCAAACTTCCAAAAGTGATCTGAGTTTATTGGGGGTTTTACCTCATAAGAAATTGGTGGGGAAATCACATCTGGAGAAGATGCATATGGATTTCCAGTCATACTAAAACCATTATCGTCAAAGTAGTTATTGTAATTAAAATAAAGATGATCTTCTCCTATCTCACCAGGAAGATTACTTCCGGTAATAGCAGCACCAGATGATACTGCAGAATATGGAGTATTTAAAAGAGAGCTTTGATAATCGGTTTCAAAGTTTTCAGTCATAAAGTTTCACAATCAAAGAGAGTTTTATCTTTTATTATTATATCAGGTAGATGAGGTTGCGTCAAGGCTCTCTGTAGTGATAGGCATTACAAAATTAGCATCTACCTTATCGTATAATTCCATAAATGCCTGTTTGGTTTCATCATCAAAACGATTGATGCAAACCTGAATTGCCTTTGCCTTATCACCAAAGATGCTATAGGCACGAATAATATGAACGAGGCGGCGGGTGCTGATAATTTCTTCAATACCACCATCATAGAAGGTTTTGCGAATAATATCACCCCAATCGCAAAGTCTTTTACAGAAATCACGATCCTCAAGACCGAGATCTAAAGAAATACCCTCTAAGATCTTTTGCTCAACTGCAGGAGCAGGATAAGTTTGTTCAAAGGTTACAGGAAATCTTTCTAAAAATGCTTCGTTAAGAACATTTGTTCCAATAAACCTTCCATCATCAGATCCCTTACCTTTAGTATTGGCAGTCGCAAAGATATTAAATCCTACAGATGGTTTTACAAATGTTCCCAGTTTCTTGAGAAATACACCTTTACCTTCTAATACCGATTGTAGGCAGAGGATTTTATTGGAAGCAAGATCGATCTCATCCAAAAGTAAAATAGCGCCTCTTTCAAGTGCTTCAATCACAGGTCCATTATGCCATACAGTTTCTCCAGAAATTAATCTAAATCCACCAATTAAATCATCTTCATCAGTTTCAATTGTAATATTAACTCGGATCAGTTCCCGACCAAGTTGAGCACATGCTTGCTCAATACTGAACGTTTTACCATTACCCGAAAGACCCGTAATGAACGTTGGATAAAAAATACGGGACTGAATAATTTTCTTAATATCATTGAAGTTACCAAACTTGACGAAAGTATCATCTTTATCAGGAATAAGATTTTGTTCCACAGCAGGAAGAGCAGCAGGAGCAGAATAACTACGTTCTATTTCTTTTATATTTTCTTGTGTAACTTCTAAATTCCACTTACTACGAGAAATCTTATATTTCTCAAGGCGACGAGTTACAGTCGGATAAGAAAGATTTCTTGATGCACAAAAACCCCTAATATCACCAGAAGTAATTTCTGGCCCATAAAGTTCCTTAATGCTTGCGATCAGTTGTTCGTCGTTCACAGAAGACTTGCGAGTCATAATGTAGTTAGGCGTTTTGTGTTTTAACAAATTAATTATATAATAAAAAAGAGGGTAATTAACCCTCTATGTGCCAGTTTCGGAAGTGGTTTTATACAGGACCAGCCATAGATGCTGCTGATTGTCCAGCTTTATATAATGCCTGACCAGTATTTTGCTTTCCTGGAATTTCAGTATGAGCTGATCCAGATTTTTGTTTATTCTCTTTATCAAATTTACTTTGTAAATAGTCAACTCTTGGGGTTTCAATAATTGTTTCAAACCACTCATCACTCATACCTTTGATAATATTATCGGCAGAATCTGAATCGGTTGCATAACCTTCACTAATCAGGTGATCTACAACTTTATGGTAAATATTTTTGGTTTCTTTTAACTTCTTTGGTGATGGCTTCATTTTTCAAACACTTTTTAGTTATTTATGAGTTTATAAAGTTCATTTAGGCGATTTAAGCTTACCAAATGTCCCTTATATCCAGGATAATATTGTTCTACAAGAGCACCAATACCCATCGCAGTAATGGCACTCTCACACTTCAAATAAACTCTTTTATTCTTATGGTCTATAGCACAGGGCATTCCCCAGATTTCATTTTCTTTAGATTTTGTCATACAACGAACTCCATAAATTTTCCTAGAACTTTCTTATTTAACTTTTTGGTCTTGAGACTTTTTACGAAGGCATTTTTAATTTGAGATTTGGTGGCATCTTCGGCAACCTCAAATTCAGTGTCTTGTGAAAGTGCAGAAGAAGACAATCCAAAATAAACATCATAACCAGAATTATGAATTGAGAATGATTTTTCTTTTTTCCAGTAGTTCATTATTTTTTCATATTCATTCGTATCACAATATCGGCGAATAAAGTTACTACAATCACGAGACTCAAGAACACGAATACCAATAAAATTAGTATCCTTAAAATTATCTTTTAAATTTCGAAGAAAAATATCTGGCATATTCATAAAATCACCATCAAATGAATAGGTATTTCCAGTCTTACGATCACGCAAAAATGAATAAGACCCTATATGAGCGGTTCCCATATAATATTCTTCTTGATTGCTACGATAAACCTCACGATGATATTTAATAGGAGTTGCTTCACCATCAGTTAGTATTATACACTGAACTTTTTGAAGTTTATTTTCTTTTTGAAATTTTGGCAAAAGTTGATGAAGAGAAATCAGTGCCTCATTTAAAGGAGTTGCAGAAAGACTTAATCCCAAAGGAATTGGAAATTCGCAATAATATTTTCTATTAAAGGAGATTGCAAGATGATAAATGTTCCTTAACTGCTCATTCAAAATTTTACCACTTACCTTACTGGTCAGAAGATTAAGCATCGAAAACCATTCACCAACCTGAATTAATCCATCTTTTCTTTGATAAGCAATATCACGAGCAATTCTCCTATTATTTTCATCATAACTTGCGATTGGATATTCTGTGGTGAATGCATAAACCTCAAATGGAATTGAAACTTTTTTACAGAACCATATAAGATTAAAGAGTTGTTTTACAGTATCCAACATTACATTTGACATTGATCCAGACCAATCTAAAATAAAGATGAGACCATGATTTTTACCATCAGAGAGAGTGGTTATTTTTTTAAATAAGTCTTCATTATATTTGTAGGTATGGAGTTTTGAACAATCTAAAACTCCGGTTCTAGCAGTTGTTGCCCGAGCATAAGAGTCTGCTGCCTTACGACACTCAAACTCTTTCACCAAATAATTAACCTCCTTTTGTGCCGAACGTTTGAATTCATCAAAAGACTTATCAAACTCACCAAACGCAGTTTCACGAGTTTTATCCGCAAGATCAAGAAAGTTATTCCAATCTTCTCTACACCGATCATGTATTTCAGAATTCGAAACAATAATCTTTTTTAAATCAAGTTTAGGAATTTCCAAATAAACATTCTCACCTCCACTCTTATCCAAAAGATTTTTAAGAGAATTCTCCAAAGACTCTGCGGTTTTTATCTCTGGTTCAGTCTCATCAATATTAGAACTTTTTTCGAGATCATTAGGTTTATTATTTTCTTCTTGATTACTTTGACCAGAGTCATCAGAATCAGACTGTTGAGATTGTGTCTGATTATCACTATTTGAATTTTCTGATTCTGAAGAAGGTTGATTTTCAGGTTTTAAATCATCGGGTTTATTTGCATCTTCTTCTTCTTTCTTTTTCTTACAGTATTGATAGAGAACCTCTGCGGCAATTAAGACCTCATCAAAAGTTTCGGTTTCTCCAATTAACTTGACTATATCAGTTTCTTCTCCTGGTTCAATTTTAACATCAATAAAATTACCAATCTTAAATAAAAGATTTGCACGGTCGGCTAAACTATAAGAAGAAACATCATCATCATTGAGTTGAAAGAAGTCCTGTTCGGCAAGTTCCTTATACCCATTAAAGAATGTTTTGGCAAGACCGGCATAACGACGCTTCATTAATTTTTCAACACGAACATCTTCTACAAGATTGACATATTGTGTAGGAACATTGTGATCCTTTGTCCAATCAAAATTGGGAGTTTCTCTTGAATGCCCTACTTCATGAGCACACAGAAGATCATATACTGAATTTGATGCCTTTTCCCAAAGTGGTAAAGTTAAAACTCTTGTATGAACATTAAAACAGGCAGTTTCTACCCTTTTGTGCTCTATAATAATGTCTTCTGTTGCCAGTAGTTTGGCAAGCATTCCTTTGATTTCAAGATTGACCGACATTTGGGTTTTTG